ACCACACTATAGTATGGGTGACGGCTTTCTTTCATTACGATGTCTTCAACGACATCCTTCGGTACAGAGTAGAGTTTAGATGAATCAATCATAATTACTTCATTAAGTCCATTAACAAGTTAACTAATGTACCTGAACCTAATCCAGCTCCAGTAGCCCACGCAATTATTTTTTGCTTGAACTTTACAAGTTCTTCAATTTGCTTCTCGTTATTCTCGACTTTGAACACGAGACCTTCTTTGTTGAACTCGTTACCTAACAGTGCTTCTTTCATATCTTGAATGTCTTTGGTTATTAACTCAATGACAGAATGTAACTGTTTTACTTCGAATTTTAAATCTTTATTGAGCTGTTCTTGTGAAATTGCCATTATTTGATTACCACTTTTTACACGACCAGTAGCGTGCGCTAAATTTATCTTTTGCTGTGGAGCAACGATGTCTAGCTCTGAACGACTTTCTGCGAGCAGGTTCGTTCTTGCGTATGGGCATATTAGGGTCACCGTAATGGACAATCTTTACTTTGTCGCCTTTCTTAGCTAAAACTACAAACTTTTTATCATCTCTCCAACTGTTACGAGGCTTGTTGAAGCCAGCAAAGGTGTTACCCCTATATTTGATACGACCACCGCTAAGTCTAGTTACTCCTTTCATGGCGACAAAATACTTACTATTTATGTTTTGATTCAATACCAAATTAAAGTATTGATTTGTAGTGATATTTTCTTTTACTTTTAATCTATGGCAAAGAATGAACCAGCAAAACCAGCTCTATACAGCAGAGTCAAATCTGAAGCTAAACGAAAGTTTAAAATATTCCCTAGCGCGTATGCTTCTGCGTGGATTGTAAAGGAATATAAGAAAAGAGGTGGAACCTACAAGGGTAAAAAGTCTGGTAAGACAGGTGTAGCTCGATGGATGAAAGAAAAATGGACTACTCAAGACGGACAGGCTTGTGGATCAGCTAAATTCAAAGGCGTAAAAAAATGCCGACCCACTGTGCGCGTTTCATCCAAAACTCCTGTCACTTGGAAAGAACTGAGAGCGAAAGGCAAGGCTTCTGAGGCTATCAGAGAGAAAAAACGTGTAGGAATGGGTAAACGCACCAAAGCCATCAAAAGAGACTAGCGCAGCACGTACATTGGAGCGTTATTACCTTTTTCATTACGCCAAATAGCATAATCTGTCGCATCTGACATATGCCCACGATCCCCATTGTCGATTTTTAGCCCTTTATCGTTCACGATGGAGTACATATAGTCTTTTATGACGTGATCGCACCTCGTGTTGACCAATAAACGTCTTTCTCCGTTCTTTCCAGCAAAAATAACGTTATTTACCTTGTCTACACGCACTTTTCGCTTCGGATTTTGGATGTCTAGCTCGTTTTTATACGAAATGTCGTGTTCATCGAACACTTCTCTCACGTAGTCCCAGTCGTTTTTACCTACACGACCATAATTACCACTTTTTTGGTTAGAAGTGTTGTCTCCAGCCAATAAAACCTTTGAAATACCCCATTTATTGAGTAATTCCACTGCTTTTAGAGCCTGTTCAGTAGTCAACGCTTCTCTGGAGAAGATTTCATCGAAAATAACATATTTTTTAAGACCGTTACGAGCCTTTTTAACTTGGAGCAAAGCCCAACAATGAGGAGACCTGTTGAAATCAGCACAAAGCCAGACAGGATGGCTACTATCGTAATCAAGAGCCGTAAGATTCCCATCAGGGTAGTGATTATATCCGTCAAAGTGTTTGTAAGCTTTTCTAGTTGGGTCATCTGTTTCCTCGCTCATTTCATATCCCAATTTATACGACAGAAAGTCCATCGCCTCCTCTTGGAATAAACGTTGTTTGCTATGGTTGGTTTCCCATAAGGGTATTTCCCAAGTCTTGTCAGGTTCTCTCATATATTAAATATAGATATAAACGCACTTTCAGAATCAACAAAAAAAATGGGGACACCCATTTCTGCACCCTCCTCTACTATATGTAATCCACCTGAACGGTGTTCGTGTAATGTTTTAAGGTCGTAAGTGAGTATGCCCCATCCATTTTTAATGCAATCATCGAATAAAGGATTGAACTTTTCAGAAGAGGCTCCTTTCTGGACTATTTCCCAACATTGTTTCACCACTTTAGCGTCAATCATACGTGCAAAAGAGTTAATCTTGTTCTTAACTGAGTTTACTTGTTTTTGCTCAACGTCTGTTGTAAATCTAGCGTATATCACTACTTTAGGTTGTTCCATTCTTCTACTTTGTAGCCTGTTTTATCTTCCTTTACCGATATTTGTAATACGTTAAAGATGCCCGACTTCATGAGCCGACTATTAGCATCATTCGGATGATAAGGCGTACAAACGCTTAAAACAATACCTTTATCGTGAACACGCTTAATCCATGTGTTAGACACTTTGTTCCATACGGTTTCTCTACGAGCAGTGGATATACGATCCTCGTCATTGCACACGTCATCAAGAATTAATACACCAGCACGTTGACCTGTAGTTTGAGTCAAAACTGCATACGCCTCATAGGTGGGGTTACCTGTACGGTTTCGACTCTTCACAATTATACGTTGGGTCGAACCTGTATCGGTGCGGTCAAACTCAACAGGATTGAAGTTATGTTCCCTGCACCAGTATCGGTACATATCACTCATGAACATCGCACGCAAAGACAATATCCTTTTAGTAGAGATGCCACCGTCAGCAGATACAATCAATGTTTCTAGTTCGTGTTTTCTCGTGGTCATGTAAGCTGATAGACCAATGGGAACTTGCTGAGACTTACCAGTGTTATAAGGCGCACGAATCAAGCCATTAAGACGAGCGTTCTTAGATAGCGCTTCTTGCTCCCAATTATAAATTCCCTTCTGCATCGTGAGGTGTATATCAGCTTGACTGACTTTGTTACCATCTTGATCCGCTAGACAATTCTCGATAAATGAGTTCCTGAGTTCCAAAGAGTCAGCAGGTGGATCGTGTCCCACCACATTTACCAATAAATCAGACCAATTACTTTTTTGGGGCATACGCTCGCTTGCACAGGGTGCATTGTACCTCACACTTCCTGCCATGAGAAATAGCACCCAAACATTTAAAGGGTTTTGTTTTGTTCCATAACCTCACAAAGAAGTTCGTCTTAAATATAGGAAACTTGAACAACTTAATTTTCATAGGTATATACCTCCTCTTTCAGCTCCATCAAGTCCTCCTTCGGTATATATACAAAAATGTCCTTTCTATTATTCCTTCCCATCAGTGTGTAAGCAATGGCGCTGAACCCATATTTTTTATGGAGACTATTGCCTCGTAACACGCCTTTCTTATTGTTTATTTTGGGAATCATCTTTTTCTGTACGTATCCATACAGAGCCTTATTGTCCACGACCACAAACTCCCCCTGAAACTGAAAGGCTATTTTATCCGCACCATGAGGACCGCACCATCCATTTTTTCCCTGAACGTTCCTAAACTCCACAAGGATATACCCCTTGCTGTGACACGCCTTAATACCCTTAACGTCATAGGTCACATCTCCGATACGAGCGTCAATGTGATTGTAGTCATCTTGCTTCGTGCCTTTTACGGCTCCTGTAACCCTGCAAAATAACTCTTCTGACTTTTGAGATTCTTTATACTGTTTTTGTTGTATCCCTTTAAATGAGTTCATAATCCGCTTCTATTGCCTCCATCCTTTGCGCAAACTCTCGCAACTGATCCATGTTTAGGAAGTCTTGAAGAACTTGCAGTGTTTGCTCTCGCACCTTATTTTTATACTCAATAATGATAGTCGGCTCGTTGCTCAGCTCCTTACGAACGTCATGTAAATCCTTCATAATCTTACTCAAGTCCTTTGGGTGAATCGCATCCAAGTCTGGATGATTCTCTAGTAGCGTAGTTATCTTCATCAGCATGAACTCTACTTTTGCCGACATCTTTTCCTTGCGCTGCTCCAACGTACCCAAGTCGGACAATACGTTTCTGTATTTCTCTAGTTCTAGTATGCTACTATGATCCAGATCAGGTTTATTCTCCCTTAAAATGATCTCATCATCTATCTTCGATCGCTCCGCTTTCCAGTTGTAAATGGTTTGTCTGGACACACCCCATTTTTGCGCCACTTTTGACACATTGCCAATGACACTTATATCCTTCAGGATTTCAACTTTCTGTTCAGGTGAAAAATCGTGGCTACCAGCCCTTTTCTTTGACATACTCAATTACGGATTCTATGCGGTTATAAATATAGTTGGGCAACTTATCAGACATAGAGGGTATCTCATAAAGACTCTTTATGATTACTTTTATCTCCTCCTGCAACTCTTCTTTGGTTAGTATCTTTTTCTTTCTGTGCCAGCCCATTTGACAAAAACTTAGTAAAATTGACAGACTATACCTAGAAATCTTTTAAATAGCAAATATTGACACCTTTAGTAAAAATTTGATTTTATGCGGAAGGGAGGGTGCTTCGCACATTTTTACGTATAATTTAATATATAGCCCCTGTGCCTAATATGGCTAGAAATCTATCCCAAAATCCATTTAATGATATAATAATCGTATATTTTAGTTTGGTCTCGAGAGCGTGATATAATAATCCATATAATAATCTATATAATTATCAATTCAATTATATAATAATTTAAATGGCTCCGACTGAGATACGTAAAAATCTACAGGGTCAAAATATACTAGAAATCAATTCTAGGGCATAAAATTTATCTTCTAAGGCGTTCGAATATATTATTCGACTAGATATATGGCTAGGGGTAGAGATAGGCAGCTTAAAACCGAAATTTAAGCCTATTTCATTAAGTACCTGATCCATAGGCATAAAAAAAGCCCCTCAAGATATCTTAAGGGGCATTAATCGCAGTGGCTGCGCAGCTGTAAAGATTGGGCAGATTATGGCAGCAACTCGAGCAGATTAGATTCGGAATACTCCACTCCAATCCGCTGATATCTTGCGT